AAGTGTATATCGCCGCCAATCCGCAGAATATTGAGATTTTCCAGACCGGCAGAATCGTCGGTCGTGATGATGATAATCAGCACTTCGGCATCATCGAATCGGTGCTTATAAACACAGATATTGAGAACGGCGACTACCTGACAGTGCGTGGTCGCTTTTTGATGTGTCTGCTGGAACGACGCATCATTCACCCGACATACAACGTCACAGCGGCAAAGGCATACAGCGAAATAGTCCGGGAGGTCGTGACGCAGAATGCGCTGCTCTCGGATAACCGCAGGATTCCGGGGCTATCCCTCGGAACAATCTCCGGCACCTGCTGGGAGCAGACCGCAACGCTGCAAATATCCTATACGAATCTGATGCAGTGGGTGTATACGATCTGCGAGAAGCTCGGCGGCACAGCGAATATCCGGCTGGTGAAATCCTCCGGGGAGCAGTACCGCATGGTGTTCGACCTATCCGAAGGTGCTGACCGCAGCATCATGCAGGAGGATAATCCGCATATTATTTTCTCCGACGCATACAGCAATCTGCTCTCGTTCAGCTATGCTGAGGACAGCAGTGTTCAGAAGAATTTTGCCTATATCTTCGGTCAGGGCAAGGGCGATGAACGCAAGCGCACCACATATTGTGACGGCGATGAGCCGACATACCTTGACCGCTATGAAGTGTATGTGGATGCGGACGATATTTCCGAGACAGAGCAGGTCGAGGGAGAAACGATCCCGATTCCGGAGGAAAAGTATCTGGAACTGCTGCGCACTCGCGGCTCGGAGCGTCTGGTACTGCCGAAAACAGCATCGGAGTCGGACATTGCTGCGCACAACACGCAGTATGTATATAACCGTGATTATTTCGTCGGCGACTATGTGACGGTGCAGCACCGGCGCTTCGGCATGATACAGCCGCAGATACAACTCATCGGCATGATTGAGGGCTTCGACCAGAACGGGCGCAGCCTGACACCAACTTTCAAGGAGGCATGATATATGGCTTTTTACAGCGGTTTCTTCAATTCAAAAGGGCTTGACCGCACCTATACGGCGGAGGACTTCACATCGTATCTTTCGTCTATCATCTGCAACGGTATCCTCGATACCTACGGACAGATGTTCAGGCTGACAGCGGCAAGTAGCGGTCTGAAAGTGACGCTCGGCACTGGCAAGGCGTGGATCGACGGACACTACTTCATCAATGATGCCCGATACAGCATTGACTTGACAAGCTATCAGGATGAATCGCTGCCGAGATATGTGGCGATTGCTATTCTGCTTGATGTCGGTGAATCGGTTCGCAGTGTATCTCTCGAAATCACGCCCGGAACGCCTGCGGAGAATCCGTCTCTGCCTTCGCTGCCAAGTGACGAGAACAAGACCAGACTCCTCATGTATGCGGTACGTCTGAATCCGGGTGCAACGGAGCTTTCCGAGCGTGACTGGTACGATTATCGTGAAGATAAGAACGTCTGCGGTTACTGCAAGTGTATCCTCGGCAAATGCAAGGTGACGGAGCTGATGACGCAGATGGCGCAGCTTGTCGCAGAGGTGCAGGAAAATAATGAGACCATCGCAGAGCTGACCAATAAGGTCGAGCAGCTTGAGGCGGAGGTCGAGGATATTGGTGATATTGTTTCTGTCAGTCAGTGCGGTGAAAACATCTTCTATGCGCTGTACTCCAATGGCAAACTGCTTCTGAAGGGCACGGGCGCAATGTACGACTATGATTACGATCAGAACAAGTCTCCGTTCCGAGGTAATAACGATATCGTGAAAGCTGTAATCACGGAAGGTATCACCACGATCGGTGAGGACACATTCAGTAGATGTATGAACCTTGAATTTGTGACGCTTCCAACAACGCTTACGTCAATCGGCAGCGGCGCATTCCTGCCCGGCGATGAATCAGTGGGCTACTCCGGAAAACTGCATCACCTTATTATCCCGGATAATGTCACAACTATCGGCGGCGGGGCTTTCTGGGGCGCTGCGCTGGATGAAATTACAATTCCCCGTAATGTTTCTACTGTCGGCAATTATGCATTCAGAGACTGTTCAAGGCTCGGCGAGGTTCGCTACGAAGGAGCTGTGATCGGCGGTTTTATGTTTGTCGGCTGTCAGGCGCTGACACGCTTTACAATGGCAAATACCGTAACGGTTATCGGTGAGCATTGCTTCAACTATTGTCGAAATCTCACCAGAATCACCTATGAGGGCAGTCTGGAACAGTGGTCTGCGATTACCAAGAGAAACAACTGGGACGGCAAGAATGGCATGGAAACCGGACATTCCGGACTTAAACGCATTCAGTGTCTCGACGGCTTTATGGAGTGGGATGAAGAAAATCATGAATGGAAAGTTGGTGAAGAATAATGTGGAAATTTCTTGTAAAGAACCAGAGCATTGAAGTTCTGGAACGTGAAGTGCTGGCTGATCATCAGATCCAGTATGTGCAGTTCCGCTTTACCTTTGACGGTGACTGGCGGCGCTTTCATAAGGTCGTGCAGTTCTCGCAGTGTGACGAGACATACAGCATTGTTCTCGGTTTTGACGGGACGAACTGCTATCTGCCTGCGGAGCTTCATGTGGGGGCTGCCAAAATGTCGGTGTTCGGTTACGACACCGAGAGCGAGACGACCGTTCGCGCAACGACCGTGCCGGTCACGCTGAATATCCGTCCTTCCGGCTTTGTCGGTGACGATGATCCGCCCATTCCGCCGACGCCTGATCTGTATGCGCAGCTTCTGAAGAAGATCGAGGAAGCGGGACACGGTGCTGACGGCAAGTCTGCCTACGAGATTGCTGTGGAGCATGGATATGTCGGTACGGAAACAGAGTGGCTGGCATCGCTTAAGGGTGAGCCGGGTGAAACACCGGATATGTCGGATTATCCGAAAACGACAGAAGTTACGGAGATCGTCGAGCGTGAAATCGAGGCGGCAACTGGAGATTTTCATTCTCATGCGAACAAGGCAACGCTGGATGCTTTTACGCCTGAACTTCTTCAGGAGCTTTCCGGTTTGCAGCAGTTCGAGGACAGGACACAGTATGAGATTCAGATCATCAACGAGGAGTTTCTGACGCTGAATGCGCAGCGCCATACACATAATAACAAGGATGTGCTGGACAGTATCACACAGGAAATTCTTGATGGTATCGCAAGCGCAGAGAGGCTGGCACATTCACATCACAACCTCGCAACGCTCAACGGCATCACGGATTCTCACGTTTCCCGCTGGGAAGAGGCATACACCAGCGCTATGAACCTCAATGAGCGTGTCGGCGTGAACGAGGGTGTATTCGAGCGCTTCAAGACGGAGATTCTCTATGATATGCAGGGCTGCCGCACATCTATTTCGGATATCCTTACCCGGCTTTCGGCTGTGGAGACAGCCCTGTCCGGAGTAGAGAGCGCACTTGCGGCTATTGTGGAGGTGACGACATGAGCATCGCAAATTATCTGACAGCGCTGGATGCGCAGCGAGATCAGCTTGCAAGAAACCTTGTAACAATGGGAGTACAAGCATCAGAGTCCGAAAAGCTGAATACCCTCGTGCCGAAGGTGCCGCAAATACCGACCTCCCGACCGGAAACAACACTGTTCCATTCCGGCAGTGACGCGCTTCAGACCTACGGCGAACTGCTGTACACCTACTATGTGGACGGCTACCGCAGCCTTTCCGGATTTGCGGATATTTACCCGAATTTCTGCTGCGCTGAAAACGACTATGCGATTTATTATAACCAGCCGGACTTCAACTGGGGCGCAACCATTTACACCATGTGTATTACCCCGGTACGCATCACGCCTGCGAAGAAAATTCTGCTCTGCTACAATTCCGGCAGCACGGACATCGGCGAGATGTGGCTTGTTCGCAAATCGGCACAGCAGTTTTCGCCTGCGGAGACCGCAAGATACATTCACGAAAAGGTCAGCGGCGGAGAGGCAATTTCCATTCCGTTCGGCTGGCTCGGCTCTGTCGGCAACTATATCTCCGTCCTGCACGACTGCAGCGGTGTATCTGCTGACGAATATTATCTCACGTGGAAGGCAGTGACAGACAATACAAGCCCGATGATCAGGACGGTCAAGGTACTGGAGGTGACAACATGAAAGGAAGTATCTGTACGGTGATCGGCGCGATCGGCGGCGGAATTGCAGCGCTGTTCGGCGGCTGGGATTCCGCGCTGGTGACGCTGATCATCTTTATGGGCATTGACTTTGCAACCGGAATGATTACCGGTGCTATGGGCAAGTCCAAGCACAGCAAGACCGGAAAGCTGAACAGCAAGGCGGGCTGGTACGGGCTTGCGAAGAAGTGCAGCATTCTCATGCTCATTATCGTGGCGGTACGTCTGGATATTCTGCTCAATACGAATTATGTGCGTGATGCAGTCTGCATTGCGTTCTGCGTGAACGAGCTGCTCTCCATCGTGGAAAATACATCGCTCATGGGTATTCCGTATCCGCCTGCACTGAAAAATGCGATCGAGGTGCTGCAGAAGCAGACCGGCAGAAAGGATGATAACGATGATTAAGACCTACGGCTATACCGATAATACACAGCTCTCTCCGCACTTTAATGCGCAGGAGTTCCGCTGTAAATGCGGCAAGGCACATGATTTTCAGATCGATGATGACCTTATCACCAAGCTGGAGGCGCTCTATGCAGCCCTCAACTGCTCCAAGATCATCGTCACCAGCGGTTTCCGTTGTGTTGCTCATGATAAGGCAGTCAAGGGCAGCGGTACGGGACAGCATACACTGGGCAAAGCCGCGGACATCTGCTGCTACGGGCAGGACGGACAGCCCATCAGCAGCAAGAACGTCTGCTGCAAGGCACAGGATACGGGCTTTACCGGTATTGCGAATATCACTGCTGCCTACATCTATACGCACGTAGATGTGCGCTCAGGCAGAAAGTGGTACGGTGATGAGGTACACGGCAACAGCAGCGTGACCGATGATTTCTATAAATACTTCGGAGGCGAGGATTTGAAGGGCATCGACGTCAGCGTTCATAACGGCAAGATCTACTGGCAGAAGGTCAGGGCGGCGGGCATTGATTTTGCGATCCTGAGAGCAGGATACGGCAGACTGGCATCGCAGAAGGATGACCGTTTCGAGGAAAACTATTCCGGCGCAAAAGCAGCCGGTATTCCGGTCGGTGCGTACTGGTACTCTTATGCGATGACACCGGAGGAAGCAGAACTGGAGGCGGATGTGTTCCTGTCCGTCATCAAGGGGAAGCAGTTCGAGTTCCCGGTATATTTTGATCTGGAGGAGAAAAAGCAGTTTGACCTCGGCAAGGAAAAGGTATCTGCCATTATGCGGGCGTTCCTCGAAAGAGTCGAGGCAGCGGGCTATTTTGTCGGTCTGTACGGCTCTGCGTCCTCTCTCACGACACATACCGCCGATGACATCAAATCCCGCTACACGATCTGGCTGGCGCACTGGTGTGACCAGACGAATTACAGCGGCGCATACGGTATCTGGCAGCATTCCGAGAAAGGCAAGGTCGCAGGCATCAACGGCAATGTCGATCTCGACATCGGCTACAAGGATTTCCCGACCATCATCAAGGCAAAGGGACTGAATGGCTACGGCAAGGAGCCGAATCCGCCTGCACCTGCTGCGGAGGACGGCATTACGGTTGAGGCGACTGTTGACGGCAAGAAGTACAGCGGAAAACTGAATAAGGCATAACAGCAACGCCCGTCGGGATTTTTTTCTCGGCGGGCGCGTTTTTTCGTCCAAACGCACCTCGATTCTGTAGTGGGTAGTAGAAAGAAATATTACCGGAGGTGCTTTCATGACTGATACACAAAAAGCAAAGGCGCTTCATATGCGTTCAAAGGGCGTTTCCTTTGCGCGGATTGCAGCAGAACTGAATATATCCGTCAACACTGTGAAGTCCTTTTGCAGCCGTAACAAAAGTGGTCAGCTTTGCCTGTTCTGCGGCACTTCAATTCAACAGCCGCCGAGAGCGAGAATAAAAAAGTTCTGTTCCGATAAATGCCGGATGCAGTGGTGGAAGGCGCATATAAAAGAGGTCAACAGAAAAGCTGTTTATGATTTCACCTGCGCCTGCTGTGGGCAGCAGTTTCAGGCTTACGGGAACGATCACAGGAAATATTGCAGCAGAGCCTGTTATATCAAAGCGAGGTTTGGAGGTGAGCAGCGTGAACTTTCAGAATGAAATGATGTATCAGGCGACGATGAGTTTTGCCCGGAAGATGCTCCGGGACGGTTTGATCACCGAGGACGAGTATCGTCAGATTGATACAATGTTCATTGAGAAATACCAACCGAAAATCGGCACATTATTCGTTGACTTACAGCCGGAACAGAGGTAATATGGGATACTGAAAGGAGGGGTTTTATGCGTAGAATCACAAAAATTGAGCCTACAAAACCTATATTGCTCAAGCGCAAACGAGTTGCTGCCTACGCCCGTGTCTCGATGGAAACGGAACGCCTGATGCATTCCCTTTCAGCGCAGATCAGTTATTACAGTGAGCTGATCCAGAAGAATCCTGAATGGGAGTATGCGGGAGTGTACGCCGACAATTTCATCTCAGGCACAGAAACCTACAAGCGGCAGGAGTTCCAGCGAATGCTTGCAGACTGCGAGGCAGGGCTGATAGACATCATCCTTTGCAAGAGCATTTCACGTTTTGCCCGCAATACGGTTGACCTGCTGGAGACTGTCCGGCACCTGAAAGCACTCGGCATTGAAGTGCGCTTCGAGAAGGAAAACATCAACTCCATGTCAGGCGACGGCGAACTGATGCTCACCATTCTTGCCAGCTTTGCGCAGGAAGAGAGCCGCAGCATTTCAGAAAATGTGAAGTGGGGCATTCGGAAGCGCTTTGAAAATGGCGAAATGTGTTGTAAAAATCCCGTGCTTGGATATGAGTGGGTTGACGATCAGCTTATCGTTGTTCCGGAAGAAGCAGCTATTGTGAAGCGTATCTTCCAGAATTTCCTTGACGGGAAATCACGACTGGAGACGGAGCGTGAGCTGAATGGTGAAGGTATCACAACGAAGAACGGGTGCCGATGGCAGGATTCCAGCATTAAGGTGGTTCTTACAAACATCACCTATACAGGCAATCTTCTGTTCCAGAAAGAATACATTACCGATCCGATCACCAAGAGACGCAGAAAAAACAAAGGCGAACTGCCGCAGTATTTTGTTGAAGGAACACACGAAGCTATCATTGATATGGAGACATTTCAGTATGTGCAGGCGGAGATGCAGCGGCGGCGGGAACTTGGCGCTCTGGCAAATAAGTCGCTGAATACCTGCTGTTTTACTGGAAAGCTGAAATGCCCATTCTGCGGTCAAAGCTATATGCACAATACTCGTAAAGATCGCGGGAGCTTTCAGGAATTCTGGTCGTGCGGCGCTATCAAGAAGAAAGGTGGTCGTTGTCCGGTCGGGGGCAGCATCAATCATAAGCATCTGCGTGAAACCAGCGCAAAGGTGCTGGGGCTGCCGGAGTTTGATGAAGAAGTATTCCTTGCACAGGTGGACGTGATACTTGTTCCTGCAAGGGAAACGCTTGAATTTCATCTCAAGGACGGTGCGGTTGTCACCGAAGAATGCAAGAACACCGGGCATCAGGAGTGCTGGACACCGGAACGACGGGCTGCGACTGCTAAACGCCGCAGAGACAGCGCTGCGCCTAACCGTCCTGATGCGACTTGCTTTACCAAGAAGATAAAATGCATCCGGTGCGAACTAAACTATCGTCGAGGCACAAGGAAAGATGTTCATCACTGGCGCTGCGCTGGCAAGAACGGCTGCCTGAGCCTGCGGGAGGAAGTGCTGAAATCGCTCACGGCGGAAGTGTTGGGACTTACAGAGTTTGATGATGATGTTTTCCTTGAACAGATCAGCCGCATTGAAGTACACGACAACGATATGCTCCGCTATTGCTTTTATGACGGGCGCGTCGAAGAACGCCAGTATATCGCGCCGCCCAAGCCCGGAAGGAAATGGACGGCACACCAGCGTGAAGTGATGGCGCAGAAGGTCAGCGCAAGCTGGACACCGGAACGGCGGGCAGATATGAGCGTCCGGGCAAAGGAAATGCGAAGGAGGGAGAAACTTGCCAAGAATCACTAAAATACCTGCATCGATCAGCCGCTACACTTCAGCGCCGATCGATGCTCCGGTCAAACGGAAGGTTGCAGCATACGCTCGTGTCTCGACCGACAATGAGGAACAGCTCACGTCATACACTGCGCAGATCAGCTACTACACCGATTATATCAAGGGGCGTGAGGACTGGGAGTTCGTCAAGGTGTACACGGATGAAGGCATCTCCGGCTGTTCGACTAAACGCAGAGAGGGCTTTCAGGCTATGGTCGCCGATGCACTGGCGGGAAAGATCGACCTGATCATCACCAAGAGCGTGAGCCGCTTTGCCCGCAATACGGTTGACAGCCTGACGACCATACGAAGCCTGAAAGAACACAATGTGGAGTGCTATTTCGAGAAGGAAAACATCTGGACGTTCGACGGCAAGGGAGAATTGCTGCTGACCATCATGTCAAGCATATCGCAGGAAGAAGCACGATCCATTTCGGAGAACGTCACATGGGGGCAGCGGAAGCGCATGGCTGACGGTAAAGTCAGCCTTGCATACAGCCGCTTCCTCGGTTATGACAGGGGCGCTGACGGCAAAATGGTTATCAACCCGGAACAGGCGGAAACGGTGCGGCTCATTTACGGGCTGTTCCTTGAGGGCATGACACCGCATACGATCGCGCTTACCCTGACAGAGAAAGGCATCAAAACACCCAGCGGGAAGGACAAATGGAACGCCACCACTGTGCGGCGAATCTTATCAAATGAAAAGTACAAGGGTGATGCACTCCTGCAAAAGGAGTATACGGTTGATTTCCTGACCAAGAAAACGAAGAAGAACTGCGGCGAAATCCCGCAATACTACATCGAGGACGACCACGAGGCAATCATTGATCCCGCCGTTTTCGATCTGGTGCAGCAGGAAATGGAACGCAGGAACAACGGCGCTTTCCGGTACAGCGGAGTGAGCATCTTCTCCAGCAAGGTGAAGTGCGGCGGGTGCGGAAGCTGGTACGGCGCAAAGGTATGGCATTCGACCGACAAGTACCGGAAGGTCATATACCGCTGCAATCACAAGTATGGCAAAAAGCGCTGCACTACGCCGCATATCACCGAGGATGAGATCAAGGTTGTGTTCCTGAACGCCCTGAACCAGCTTCTGAAAAACCGCGAGGAACTGATCGCCAACGTCAAGCTGATCTGCGCGATGGTTGGCGATACCTCGGAGCTTGAAGCTGAATGCAAGAAGTACGCTGATGAAATGTCGCTGATCGCAGATATGGTGGAGGCAGCAATGCTGGAGAGCGCACGTGTCGCCCTCGACCAGAACGAGTACCGCCAGAAGAATGACGCTCTCGCAGCCCGCTTCGAGGAGGCGAAAAAGAAGTATGATGAGCTATCAGAGCAGATTACCGACCGTGAAACACGCAGGCAGAATCTACAGCATTTTCAGGAAACGCTGGAATCACTGAAAGGTACGATTACCGAATTTGACGGGGCGCTGTGGGGCACATTGGTAGACTACATCACGGTCTATGAGGACGGCAGCAGGACGGTCACATTTAGAGACGGGACAACAATCTGATAGAATAGACGCAGCAAAGCACTCCGCCAGTGTGGTGGAGTGCTTTTTACTGTTTGGTATTGAAAAAAGTGGCAGAATCAGTTATAATGTAAGTAGGATAATTGTCCTGCACATCAGCCATACGTTGCATTCGTAAAAAGGAGTGATATGTATGATTTCAGAAGAGTTGAAGGCAATCGTTGACAAGCTCAAAGAGCAAGGTAAGGAAACCGAGAGTAAAATGAACTTTTTCGAGGCAGCCACCGAAGAGCAAGTCTCTGAATTTGAGACGAATAATAGTCTTGCTTTTCCATCAAAATTCAGAGAATGGCTGTTATTCTCTGACGGCGGAGAATGTTTTTTACCCGCTGGTGTTCAGTTCTATGGTGTCGCGCATAAACCGTTGATTGATGTAAATGATGTTAGCAGACCAGATGATAGTTATGTAGTGATTGGCGCTTTGTCTGAAGGTGATCCTATACTCATTAAAAAAGATGCAGAAACTGTAGCAATATATAATCAGGAGGCAGGTATAATCGAGGATGATGAAGTATATGATGACTTCTTTGCATTCTTGAACGACCTTTATAACATTCTTGGGATGGGAGAGCGATCCTATGTCAAGAAGAACAGCGCAAGCAAGTAAAGCAGTTAGAGATGCTTGGAAAGAAGAACAAGAACGTGTCCGTATGGGAAAAGGTACACGAGATTGGACTCAAGAACAGCAAAAAGAAATACTTGAATTAGGTAGAGCGTATTATCATAGTGATGATCCGAATGATATAAATGATGGAAAAGCATTTGAAGGTCATCATATGAAAAGTGTCGAAGCATATCCTGAATTTCAAGGTGATTCGGCGAATATTCAATTTCTATCAAAGCCCGAACATATAGAAGCACATCGTGGGGATTATAAAAACGCATCAAATTGGTATTTTGATCCTGTGACGCACGAGTTTACAGATTTCGGTGAAGGAAAATATATACCTTGTACTGTTATTGATCTCTCTGATCCAATCAAAATCATAACTGTAGACACATCAGAAAACGGTACAATCGCTAAAACAAAGCCAGCAGGAAAAACAACATCGGCTGAAGAAAGAAGCACTACTACATCATCTGAACATTCGGAAGAGAAACCAAAAGAAAGTACAACTCCGAAAAAGAAGAGTGAAGAACCTCCACCAAAGCCACCGAAACCAAGTACAGCAAAAACAAAACCTGAACCGCTAAAGTCTAAAATTGAACCGCCAAAGAAGCCGGGATTCCTATCAAGAGTACGTAAGAGAGTAAATTCAGTGTGGACAGAAACTGTAAGTCCAGTAATAACTGATACCATCTGGCCATATGTAAAAGAACACCCCTTACAGACTATTACTGGAGTTATAACAACGGTCGGTGGAATAGTAGGCGTGTTTTCTCAAAGCACAAGCAATAATGGTGACAGCGAAAAATCTTTTACATCTGATATACTTCGTTCTGAAGATAAATATGGTTCCGATTATCCTAAACCTGATATCTCTGATTTGGATTCAACTCAGAACGAAGAAAAAGAAGAAGCTGATATTGCAGCTGACACATCAGAGCGTCCGTACACGCCGAATGATGTGCCAGCAGGAGGACAACATTATCACTATAAAGATGGTAGTGTTAAATGGAAAGAAAAGGGTCCTTATTCAAGGGGTAAGAAGAAAAAAGACGAAGAATAATGTATGATGGCACTGCGCTAAAAACGGCGTAGTGCCGTTATTTTTTGCCCTTATGCACCCAACGGTTACATTTGCACCCGTTGGGTGCATTTTTCGTGTATGCGTTAAATTGTATCAAAATAGGAACGGCAATAGATCCTGCCTGTGGTTCGGGTTCGCTGCTGCTGAAAGCTGCAAAGATACTCGGCAAGGATAAAGTACGTCAGGGCTTCTTCGGACAGGAAATAAATATCACTACATACAACCTCTGTCGTATCAATATGTTCCTGCATGATATTGACTACGACAAGTTCGACATAGCTCACGAAGATACACTTATTTCACCGCAGCATTGGGACGATGAGCCTTTTGAGGTTATTGTAAGTAATCCTCCATATAGTATAAAATGGGCGGGCGATGAGAATCCATTACTTATAAATGATCCTCGTTTCTCTCCTGCAGGAGTGCTTGCGCCGAAGTCTAAGGCAGACCTTGCATTTATCATGCACTCACTGGCTTGGCTTGCGAATAACGGCGCAGCTGCTATTGTTTGTTTTCCGGGTGTCATGTATCGTGGCGGAGCTGAAAAGAAGATACGCAAATACCTGATAGACAACAACTTCATAGACTGCATTATACAGCTGCCTGATAACCTTTTCTATGGTACATCTATTGCAACTTGTATTATGGTTCTGAAAAAGAACAAGTCTCAGAACAGCACACTTTTCATTGACGCTTCTAAGGAATGTGTCAAGGTAACGAACAATAATAAGCTCACTGAGGATAATATCGCTAAGATAGTGACAGCATTTTCAGAACGCACAGACAGCGAATACTTCTGCCGCCTTGTTCCTAATGACGAGATTGCGGAGAATGACTATAACCTGTCCGTTTCGACTTATGTTGAGCAAGAGGACACAAGAGAGGTCATTGATATTGCTGTTCTCAACGCAGAGATAGCTGAGATAGTTAAGCGTGAGGACGTGCTCAGAGCTGAGATTGACAAGATCGTTGCAGAAATAGAGGGATAAGATGTCAAAGCGTGGAGAGATTGAAGAACACTGCTTAAATATAGTGAAAGAGCATTTAAAAGAGTCAGTATTTTTGCCATATCATCAAAAGAATGCAGAGAAATAACTTCTTTCATATTGAATGCAACAGCTAATGATAAATTAAGTGAATTTCCTGATTTCAAGTTCGATGGCGGCTTCATAGAGCATTTTGAAGTAACTTCCTCTCACTCTAATAGAAACGGCTCTACTATCAAACATGAGAAATATCAATTGGAAAAAGAAGCCGAAGCGAAGGAAAAGGCTTTAATGGAGGAAATGAATGAAACTCCATGTTATGAAGGAAAACTGATTAAAACAGATACTTGGTTTAGTAAACGCACATATGATGATTTCTGCTTATCATTTAAAAGAGCATGGGAGAACCATATTGACAGCTTAAAGAAATATGATGGAGACAAAAGTAACAGTATTTTTATGTTTCATTATTCCGACTCATCATTAAGGACAAGAAGAACATATACCAACATAAAGCAGGGGTTAAGATATGGAGACTTGTTAAAAGATGATCCAGACTATATTGGATACAGAATAACGAGAGACAGCAACTTACTTGATTATATTTATTCTTTCAAAGATGTAATAAAAAATGTTATTTTTGTAAATGAAGATCGTTTTCTTGGAGATAAAATAGAAATTATTAGTGTTGAGAATATACCTGAGATTATTAAGATAGTAAAAGGTCGCTTTACTTTTAGCTGTGCCATGATTGGAGCTTCCCATAATACTTACGGTATTAGCCGTAAAAAAACCTTTTATAAAGGAAATGAAGATAATGAATAAACTTGAACAACTGATAAAAGAGCTTTGCCCTAACGGCGTGGAGTACAAAAAGCTCGGTGATATTGCAACCGATGTTTTCAGAGGTGCAGGAATTACAAGAAATCAAGTAACCGAAGAAGGAACTCCTTGCGTAAGATATGGCGAAATATACACTACATACGGTATCTACTTCGATACTTGTGTTTCGCATACAGATGAAAGCACCATTCAGAGCAAAAAATACTTTGAATACGGAGACATACTCTTTGCTATCACAGGAGAAAGTGTTGAGGATATAGCTAAATCTACGGCTTATGTAGGACATGAAAAATGTCTCGCTGGCGGTGATATTGTTGTATTAAAGCATAATCAAAATCCAAAATATTTGTCGTATGCGCTTTCGACTACAACTGCACAAATGCAGAAAAGCAAAGGTAAGGTAAAAAGTAAAGTCGTTCATTCAAGTGTTCCTTCAATAAAGGATATAATAATCCCTGTACCTCCATTAGAGGTACAGGCTGAAATTGTCAAGATCCTTGACAATTTCACAGAGCTTACAGCAGTGCTTACAGCAGAGCTTACAGCTCGCAAAAAGCAGTATGAATACTATCGTAACCTCATGTTAGATTTCGGAGCACACGGAGAGAAAACAGGCGATTGTGAATGGCGCACAATCAAGCTTGGTGATATTGGAAGAATATCAATGTGTAAACGCATAATGAAGTCGGAAACAACACCTGACGGTGATATTCCTTTCTATAAAATTGGAACATTTGGCGGAGTACCAAATGCTTATATATCTAAAGAAACATTTGAAAAATACAAATCTATGTATTCATTTCCGAAAAAAGGCGATATACTAATATCTGCTGCTGGCACTATTGGAAGAACTGTAATATATGACGGAGAACCTGCATATTATCAAGACTCCAATATTGTATGGATTGATAATGATGAAACCATAGTATTAAATAGTTATTTATACTATGTTTATCAGCTTTCTCCGTGGCAGATTTCGACAGGTGGTACTATTGCGAGACTTTACAATGATAATATTGCAAATGCAAAAATCAATATACCGCCAATCAAAGAACAAGAACGCATTGTTTCAATACTTGAATGCTTTGATAAGCTCTGCAATGATATTTCCAAGGGCTTGCCTGCGGAGATAGAAGCAAGACAGAAACAGTATGAATACTATCGGGACAAGCTGTTGTCCTTTGAGGAAACGCCTTAAATTGTCAAAAATGTTGGGGGATTTTTTATGATGAGTAAAACGCATTTATCAGTTGGAATGGCTGCTGCATTGGCGGTATCACCTTTTACTGATATAAACAGTTGCTTACTTGTATTGGCTGGCGGAGCAATTGGCGGTGTTATTCCTGATGTCGATATTCTCGATGATGATTATAAATGCGACGCATTAATCGGAGAACTTATTTCATTTGGTTTATTAGCCTTAGCGATTTTTATTAATCACATTAATAAAATTAGCATTATAGGTGCTGCTATGGAACATAAATGGCTTTTAATTATAGGTGGAGCAGCATTTTTAATACTATGGTTGGCTGGATTTTCATGCGATCACCGAGATTTTACTCATTCGCTGCTTTCTATGGCATTGTTTACGGCAAGTGTCGCATTGATATACTTACCGCTTACACTTCCTTTTGCTATGGGATATTTATCACATTTATTGCTTGATATTCTGAATAAGAAAAAGATAAGATTACTCTTTCCTCGTGAGGGCGGTATATGTCTTGGTTTATGTTATGCAAGTAAAATCGGTAATACTGTATTTATGATATTGGGTTTTATAGCAACTGCGTTTCTACTTGTATATCGTTTTATTAATTTACACTAAGGAAATGGAGCTGAGTGCATGACCTATTTCAACATAGTCGCAGCAACGAATGAAAATACCGTTGTTACTGAATATATCCCCGAACCTCGCACTGCCGACAACTACCAGAGCGAAGCAGATCTCGAAAAAGAGTTCATACGCCGTTTAGGTGAGCTTGGCTATGAGTACCTGACCATTCACAAGGAAGCTGATCTCATTGTCAATCTCAGGGCGCAGCTTGAGAAGCTTAATAATTATTCTTTCTCCGACAGCGAGTGGAAACGCTTCTTTTCTGACTATATCGCTAATGCCAATGAAGGCATAGTAGAGAAAACAAGGACTATACAGGAAGATCATGTCAAGACCTTGAAGCGTGATGACGGTACAAGCAAGAATATCACTCTTATCGACAAAAAGAATATCCATAATAACTTCTTACAGGTCATTAATCAGTATGCAGTCGATACAGGTTCAAGAAAGAACCGATATGACGTAACTGTGCTTGTAAACGGCTTCCCATTAGTACATATTGAGCTTAAAAGGCGTGGTGCGCCTATCCGTGAAGCCTTCAATCAGATAAACCGCTATCAGCGTGACAGCTTTTGGTCTGGCAGCGGTCTGTATGAGTATGTTCAGATATTCGTTATCTCCAACGGTACGAATACTAAGTATTATTCCAATACTACCCGTGATAATGCTGTCAAGAACGCTCAGAAAAGCCGTAATAAGACCAAAACAAGCAACAGCTTTGAGTTTACTTCCTTTTGGGCAGACGCTAACAATAAGGTCATTCCTGACCTTGTGGACTTTACAAAGACCTTTTTTGCGAAGCATACTATACTGAATATCCTGACGAAATACTGCGTATTCACAGCTGAAAATATGCTGCTTGTAATGCGTCCATATCAGATAGTAGCAACCGAGCGTATACTGAACCGTATCGAAATAGCCAATAACTATAAGAAGTATGGTTCTGTCGCAGGCGGTGGCTACATCTGGCATACAACAGGAAGCGGTAAGACGTTGACTTCTTTCAAGTCCGCACGTCTGGCTTCCAAGCTCGATTATATTGATAAAGTCCTGTTTGTCGTTGACCGTAAAGACCTCGACTATCAGACTATGCGTGAATATGACCGCTTTGAAAAGGGAGCTGCCAACAGCAATACTTCAACAACGGTACTGAAAAGACAGCTTGAAAACGCTGATTGTCATATCATAATCACGACAATTCAGAAGCTTGCCACATTTATAAAGAAAAATCCGACTCATGATGTATACGATAAGAGAGTCGTTATTATATTCGATGAATGTCATAGAAGCCAGTTCGGTGATATGCACGCTGCCATTGTAAAGAAGTTCAAGAAGTATCATCTGTTCGGCTTCACAGGTACGCCTATATTCGCAGTGAATACAGGTTCAGTGAAAAATCCGAACCTCTGTACAACTGAACAGGCTTTCGGAGATCAGCTACATACATATACTATTGTTGACGCTATCAACGATAAGAATGTTCTTCCTTTCCGTGTGGACTACATCAAGACTATGGATAAGGAGGAAGATATTGAAGATGTTAAGGTATGGGATATTGACCGTGAAAGGGCATATATGTCTCCGAAGCGTATCAAGCTTGTAACAGAGTATATCCTTAATCACTTCAATCAGAAAACATACAGGAATGAGCGTACTTATTCTTTCAATGTAGTAACTAATATATCTGAGGTAGCTGCTGACAAAAAACGCACTCAGGTACAGGAGATAAAGCAGAAGCAGCATATAAACGGATTTAACTCCATATTTGCGGTTTCCTCAGTGCAGGCTGCAAAGCTCTATTATGAGGAATTCATGAAGCAAATGGAAGCGGCTCCCGAAAAAGCTCTGAAAATAGCTGTTATATACAGCTATGGAGCTAATGAGGAAGATCCTGACGGATTGATAGATGAGGAAAATCCCGAAGATACATCTGCACTTGACTCGACATCGAGGGACTTCCTTGAAAAAGCCATAAAGGACTATAACAAGCAGTTCAATACTAACTATGATACTTCAAGTGATAAGTTCCAGAACTACTATAAGGATGTTTCTCTCCGTATGAAGAATAAGGAACTTGATATGCTTATCGTAGTAAATATGTTCCTTACTGGTTTTGACGCAACCACACTCAATACCCTATGGGTAGATAAAAACCTCAAAATGCATGGTCTGATACAGGCATACAGCCGTACAAACCGTATACTTAATTCTATCAAGACATTCGGAAATATAGTCTGCTTCCGTAATTTGAAAAAGAGAACGGACTCTGCAATAGCTCTCTTTGGCGATAAGGAAGCTGGCGGCATAGTTACCTTGCAGAGCTTTGAGGATTACTACAAAGGCTATGAAGATAAAAAGGGCAAGCACGTTGACGGCTATGTTGATATGATAGACAAGTTGCTCACGAAATTCCCATTAGATGAACCGCAGATAGTTGGCGAAACTAATCAGAAAGAGTTTATTTCTCTGATTGGTGCTATTCTGCGTATGCGTAATCTGCTTGTCAGCTTTGACGAGTTTGAAGGCAATGAGCTTATTTCCGAAAGAGACTTTCAAGACTATCTCGGACGTTATCAGGACTTGCACGATGAATGGAAAAGCCGCAGAGAAAAGGCAAAGCTTGAAAATATAGACGATGATATTGTATTTGAAATCGAGCTTATAAAGCAGATAGAGATTAATATTGACTATATTCTCATGCTTGTGGCTAAGTATCATGACAGCCATTGCATGGACAAAGAGGTGCTTATAACCATTCAGAAAGCTGTTGACTCCAGTCCTGAGCTTAGAAGCAAGAAAGACCTTATTGAGAACTTCATTGCAGGAATTAATGAGGTCGAGGATGTTATGGACGAATGGCACAGCTATGTTGCCGAAGAACGTGAAAAAGCTCTCCAGAGCATTATTGATGAAGAAAAGCTGAAAGCTACGGAAACAAGGCAGTTCATTGAGGGAGCTTTCCGTGACGGAACAGTCAAGACAACCGGCACGGATATAGACAAGATACTCCCTGCGGTATCACGCTTTGGCGGCGGTAATCGTAAGGAAAAGAAAGAAACTGTCATTGAGAAACTTAAAGCCTTCTTTGAACGGTTCTGGAATGTAGGATAATAAGGATAAAAAAGAAGTAATAAACAAGGCTAAAGAGTTTGCAGAACAACATAATATAAAGGCATACATTGTAATGAATACACAGGCAGATATTATATTGGCTTTTGACGAAAACGACAAAAGTCTTCTATAATAAAATATTAAGGAGAAAAAAATGGAATTAAATTATGACAGAGATGCTTTGATAGCGTATATATATGATATTTACAGTGTTGAACAAGCAATTGTTAAATCACAAGAAAATATTGAAGAATTTAATGTAAAAAAATATGATACAGTTGAATTGAGCGACATAGATAAATTGAAAGCGGAAATAGAAAAACTAAAACGTGATTTTTTAGACAAAGAAAGTTTTATTAATTCCTCTATCGGTAGAGATGAGCGTTATGAAGCTTTTAATCAAAAGAAGGCTGTATTAGAAAAAACTATAGAGTTTTTATATTCGCAAAATGAAACAAAAAAGAGGAACAGATGGAAAAAATGATAGAACAAAAACGTAAATTTGAACAAGAATTGATGAATCTATATGATGATTTGCTTCTTATTCCATATCCTCATCGAAATATATATTCTATATGTTATATTTACAGATACTTAACTTCGTCAAGAATTATAGATCTAAAATATATATTTACTCAATTATATCTTGAAAAAATATTAGATGAAATAAAAATAATGGCGAAAAGGCAGCAAGACCTAATTTTGATTCAACGCCTTATTTTGGCAGAGAATAATAAGCAAACAATTTGTTTGAATAAAATTGATGGCAGTATTTTGGCTTTAGACACAAATATAAGTTCTGCAATGGATAGCTTGAAAAGAGAGTTGGTTGATATAAATGCTGATCAACACTCTCTTCTGAATAATCAAGCTACTATGTATAGCGCATATCTACAACACGCTCAACAATCAGAGAGAAACCAAGTGATTGCTAATGACTATTTAAAGATGATAGATAATAACGTTAGAGTGAATGCTTTATTTAATGAAGCTGAGTTTTTTAATTATAAAATTTATAGAAATATTTCCTCAGACTTAACTATTAAATAAAAAAAGAGACATAATGGATAATAAAGAATTAATTGATCGAGATACATATAAAAAGGTCAAGAAAATGGATCGTGAAACTCTGACTAAGTTTATTCTTCAGTATGGTGATGAGTTGCTCGGTGATCAGGGCAAGACGATAGATCTTCCAGCTTTGAAAGTAGAGCTAAGTAAGATTAAAGGCATCGGCGGCAAGAGACTTGAGGAGATCATGACTGTTATCGAGAAATTTTTAGATGTATAATTAACATGAGGTGTTTAGATGAAAAAAATATTTGTTACAACAATTTGTTTTACAATTATATGCTTATTGGGGGGGTGTGCTTCTAATCACATATCTGCAAACAGAGAAGATACAAATGAAGCAAACCAGACTATTTGTTCAACTACAAGTCTTAATAAAGATGATAATGTTTCACTGAACTATAAAGCAGGAGATATAGCAATAGCTTTTAATATGGCTTTAGTTGATATAGAAAAAACAGATAAAGATATATCTACATCAAACGCTGCTATAATTTGCTCAGATATCACTAAAGACTATAATATTTCAAACGATTTTCATGAATCCTTGATTGAAATAGCAAAGGAAAATTCTCAATCGTTTGATAAAGTTGATTGGTTTACAATTATAGATGACGGTCAATATTCAGCATTTTCCGTTGTTGCAGATAAGAATGATCATTCCAAAGTTAATATTTATAAAGTTGATAATGATGTAATTGAATATGATAGAATCGAATATTTAAGTTTTACTAACGAACCATCTTTTACAGATTTGAATTATGATGAAATATATAATGCTTGCTTAAAAGAATTAGAAAATCTTTCGGCTACTGTTCAACCTGTAGAAATTGATGAACAAGAGCTTTATTCAGATAATAATGTTAAAATTGTTGCTAAAAGTTTGGATAGTGATTTTGATGGATGTAAGGTTAAGATCTATATAGAAAACAACTCAGATTTAAATCTAATAATTGATCCAAGGGCTTATAGTGTCAATGGAATAATGGTAGAGAGAAATATTAATGAGGCTTATGATGAAATGGCAGAAATATCTTCGGGAAGTAAAATCAATGCTTTTTTAACACTTAAAAATTCATTTTTACAAAATATGGCGATAAAACAAATCAAGTATATAGATGTAATGTTTAATGTTCGTGAAAAAGGCTCTTTTTTGGATAGCTTTAATACGGGGCAATTACGAATAATAACTACTTCATCAGATTCTTCGAGAGATGATATAGATGGTGAAGTATTGTATGATAATGGTGGAATAAATGTGAAGTTTTTGAATAATACCGGCAATACATTTAAGTATATTATAACCAATAACACTTCAAATTATTTCTTATGTGATATAGATGAAGTAAATATAAATGGATTTTCTTTTTCAGATTTAGATATTTATTTAAATGACATTTATATATTAAATGAATGCCAATCAGTAATATCTTTACAACCAGATGAAATGTTTCTGAAAGATAATGATATTTCTAAAATAGAGCAATTAGATTTCAAATTGAAAATAAGTCCATTAGAAGATTATAATAGTGAATATAAAACAGAAAAAATAATACATAATATTCGATAAAAGTGTAGCAAACTTGATAATAAGTGTTTTAAAGATTTTTCGATTATAAGTAAGCGTCAAATTAAAAACGACATGGGTATCAGGCTCGCCTCGGTGAGCCTGATACTTTTATATTTGGACGTGTTATGTTTTACTCTTATGTATAAACTCTTGGGGCTATTTTATTTGTGCTATTATAGCACAAATTCTGTACCAAAACTAATGTTATATAAAAATGTATCAAAAGATATTGACTTTTACTGCGTTTGGGACTATAATATTAAGTATAAAAAGAAACGTTCGTTAGATTTGGTATGAATGGAGATGATATTAATGGTATTTGGATATTGTCGTATATCGAAGCCGACACAGAATATAGAACGGCAAGAAAGGAATATCCTTTCTTCTTTTCCCAAGGCAAAGATTTACAAAGAAGTATATACAGGCATAGTCTTGAGCCGTCAGGAATGGCAGAAGTTAATAAAGAAGGTTCGCAAGGGAGATACTATCGTATTTGATAGTGTATCGCGCATGAGCCGTAATGCAAGTGAGGGAATAGAGCAGTACATGGAGCTGCTTGACAAGGGCATAGAGCTGGTATTTCTTAAGGAGCCCTATGTTAATACTGAGAATTACAAGCAAGCTCTGAGTGGCGGCGTGGAGCTTGTCGGTAATGATATAGCAGATGTGTACATTGAAGCAACAAATAAGGTCTTGAAGTTACTTGCAGCAAAGCAGATAGAGCTTGCATTTGAGCAGTCCGAAAAAGAAGTAATGGACATTCGGCAGCGAACAAAAGAGGGCATTGAAACAGCTCGGCTGAATGGCAAGCAGATCGGTTGTGTAAAAGGCAGCAAGCTGAATATAAAAAAAGAAGCTCCTGCAAAGGAGCTGATCAAGAAGCATTGTAAAACGTTCGGAGGAACTCTGAATGATATAGAGTGTATTAAATTGGCTAATATTAGCCGAAATACATATTATAAGTATAAACGTGAAATAAAGGATGTTTAAAAAATAGGCTGCATAGGAATAAAAGGCATATCTCTTTCATATAGTTTCCTACTTTGGTGATGTGTAGGACATAGCTTCGTTTCTCGGTTTTTCTTTTAATTTTTTAGTATTACCATTTGTAATATGAAGCAGAATCATAACATAAAATGTAATGATTTCGTTAACAATGCTGCTTTAGGATTGACTATCTATTATAATATGTTAGAATTAAAGTATAATATTATATCTATAATCATTTTATGAGGGGAGTTTTGCATATGAAAAAGCTATGTTCTATTATTTTAGCGGCTGCTATGACATTTATCTCTGTTAAAGTTCCGCAGTATTCATATAATACTGTTAATGCGGAAGAAGAAAGCGCTGTTTCGATATGGGACGGCACAAAGGATACGTCATGGTATGACGAGGAAGAAACAGAGTTTCACTTAAAAACAGCTCAGGAATTTGCTGGATTAGAAACTTTGATCAACGAAAGTAATAAAACATTTGAAGGACGTACTATATATCTTGAAAGTGATATCGATATGTCAAATAAAGGTTATTTATCTACATTTCAATTATTTAAAGGAACACTCGATGGAAACTATCATAGTATTACAAATTATTCTCTTGAACTAAAAAATAAAAATAGGTGTGACGGATTGTTTTCTACACTTGAAGGAACTGTTTGTAATTTGAATATTGAATATAGCGATATGCTGACCGGCAACATAAACACGTCAGGAATAGATACCTATATAGTCGGAGGAATATGCGGCATTCTAAATCAGGGAGTTATAAAGAATTGCTCAGTAACAGGTATCATTAAAATATATCAAAGTGCTGCTCAGAAAGATAATATTGCATTTACGGGTGGCATTTGTGGAAAAGCAACCTCAGGTAAAATAACGGGTTGCAGCTCTTCAGCTTCAATAAGAGTAACAATTCCAGGTTCTAAAACGGCACGCTCATACGCAGGAGGAATTTGTGGCGCTTGTGAAAAAGAGTCTGTTATTCATAATTCATATTTTACAGGTGAAATAAACAATCATACTTCGTATCAACCTGATATAACGCAACCTGTAATCTATACTGAATCAAACTCGTTTAGTGGCGGAATAGTAGGAACAATATTAGATAAGGCGACCATCTCAAATGTATATAGTACGGCTACTTTCCTTGAGTATACGGTCAAAGATTCAACTTCTTCATCTCATTCAACAAAAATAATAAAAGGTGGAATTATTGGAGAATTTGAAGCAGAATTAAATGGTGAGAAGCTTTATTATTTAGCTTCCATAGCTACAAAAGGCGTTGGAAAAGGAGAAGAGGTTGGAATTGCTAAGAGTGATGAAAATATGAAAAAAGAAGCATTTGCTACTTCGTTAGGCAACGCATTTATTTATAAAGAAAACTCTTATCCGCCTTTAGGGTGGGAGTACGGTTATACAGAGCCTATAATAACTACAACTACCACTACCACTACCACTACCACTACAACAACTACGGCAAAGCCAACAACAACATCTACTACAACTACAACTTCCACTACTACCTCAACAACTACAACTGTACAGAATACGACTACGGTTACAACTACATCTGCTAACGTTGAATTTAAATTAGAGGTAACATCAATTGCTATAAATAATGGTGATCAGTATACAATACCAATAAATCGAGATGATATAGTATTTAAGTCTACAAATCCTGATGTTGCTGTGGTTTCTCCTAAAGGAATAGTAACTGCGATTGGAACAGGCGAAGCTATTATTAACATTATTGATAAGGACTATAATGTTATACAGCTTAAAGTTAGCGTTAAAGAGGACGTAGCCTATCCACTTGGAGATGTCAATAACGACGGAAATATAAATGCAGTAGATGCTTCCTCTGTTCTTGCGTATTATGCAATGATTTCTACAAATAAGGACGGTGGATTTGATGATAATCAAAAGACTGCTGCTGATGTAGATCATGATGGAAATATAAATGCAGTAGATGCTTCAAATATTCTTTCGTATTATGCTTATGTATCGACTACAAAGGAAAATATTAAGTCAATGGAAGAATTTATGAAGAAAACAGTTTAATATTAAAATGCTCCCTTACATGAGGGAGCATTTTTGTGCTATAATAGCACAATTTTACGCTTATGCCAAATAAGCTAAACCATAACGGTTTCTTTTCTCCGATATGACGATTGACAATGATTAAATTATATGATATTCTAAAGAAAAATAGGAGGTACATCATGAAAAGAGTATTTGTAACAATAATAGCATTAGCAGCAGCACTTAATCTTTGCGCTTGCGGAGATAATTCTGAGAATAAAACAAAGAGCAAAGAAAAATCAAATTCTAAGGTTGAGACTCAGGATACAATAGAAAGGGAAACACTTCCTGATATAGCTAATAAGTATAAAATGGTGGACGCTTTTGATAAAATAGATGTAAGTTTTTCGGGAGTTTATCCAACAGACCTAAGCTTTTTTTATAATACATCGGAGTCTGATTATAATCAAAAAATTGATTATGATTGTACAATTAAGGTCGCAGATACTGAAAAAATAATCATTGAAGTGAAAGCGGATTATTCTAAATATGAAGCGGACCTTGAGGAAATGGGATACAAATTTGAAACTGATTCAAAGACGTATGAATATAGTACTGATGATATTTGGGCAAATCTATTAAAAGAAGATCAGCTTACAGATGAGAATGTAAAGGCGATCATGGAACATATATACAATTATATATGTGATGAGGAACACAAGGACGATATTATAGGAGTATATGCTTTGTTGCCCAAAGAAGAAGTTTTTTTGAGTGACTTTAAGTGTTCTGATAATGGAGATACTGGATTAACATCCAGTGGGTATGAGAAAGAATTACTGCAAAAAATGCCATCAAAACAGATTTTTGTAATATCAAAATTTCAAAACAGCTTTTCTGAAGAAACTGAGTATAAAATAAATTCGTTTGAGATTCGCTTTGAAAAAGGAGAGGTAGCAGAATGCACTAATCCTAATTTAGAACGTTTAATAGATGAAAATGGAAGATTTACAGAAGAAACAATAGATGAAGCTAATTATGGCGAATACTTTAATAAACTTCTTGCTGCTTACGAGCAGAAAGGATATTCGTTTGATGTAAAAGAAATACATATGCCATAAATGGACTTTCAAAAAAGAGAACCGCCTATAAAAAGTAGGCGGTTCTTGCTGTATAAGTCGAAAATTGTCCAGTCAAAAAATGTTTCAAAAAATGGTTGACAAATGATTCAGTATAACACTTCATCCATTGTGGATTTGGCTAATTAAAGCAGCCTTTATTTAGAATAAACAACCAATAATATTTCTAATGTGTTAACATTTAATGATGAATATTGCTATTTTACAATATGCAGTATATAATATATGTATAGATATCAATAATTTGTTTAACTACTATTCCAAGTAGTGGTACTATGAAATAAAAATGGAGTGGTGATTTATGAATAATTCAAATATTAATAGACTGTGTGGTATTTGTCCAACGTGTAGGAGAATGATAGGGGTTAACCCAAGAATTCAGTATGAGAAATGCCCTTTTTGCCATAAAAGATACGATACAAGATCTGCTCTTAATATTTATAGTACTGTAAAAAGAAATAATCTTAATAATAATAACGTTCAAAATAATAATTATCAAAGTAACAATATTCCAAATCAGACTTTTCAGAATCCTGCACCACCCCCCTGTTCAGGAGCGTAAAACAAGTTTAATACCTGCTATTTGTCCACAATGTCATGGTCAAATACAGATTAATTCAAATGACGAATCAGCAATTTGCCAGTTTTGTGGTACGAAATTTCTTGTTGATAAAGCAATAAATAATTACAATATAAATAATACGACAGTACATAATCAAGGAAAACGCGGTGTTGTTGAATCAGTACTATATTTTAAAGATAAAGCACAAGAACGTCAGGAACAAAGAATAGATAATGAAATAAGGCGGAGACAAGCAATAAGCGAGCGTAGAAAAGAAAGAGTATTCCAAATAATAAATGATCCTAAAAAATTAAAAAATTTCCTTATATTGTTTTTTACTATTCTTGGGGTTATAGTTCTGACGATTGCCTATTTTTCCGCAAAATCTAAAATTAATAAAGCCAAAGAAACAAAAGCTCACAAAGGTGATATTCAGACAGAAAAATCTGCGTCTTATTTTTTAGGTGAGAATTATAATGATGTAGAATTATATTTGAAAGATAAGGGCTTCTCAAATATTGTTTTAGTCGAAGCAGATGTTTTGCCGAATGATGGCGATGTCAATGCTGAAGATGTAAAAGCCGTATCAATTAATGGAAATAGCACTTTTAGTTCGGATGATTGGTTTTCACCTGATTCAACGGTTAGAATTACTTATTTTGGAAAAACTCAAATAATAACGACCACTACTGCAGTTACAACAACGGTTGTAACAACAACTGTTATAACAAGTGAAAATGTTGATCGCGGAAATAGTGAAACAGCTGTTCAAGAGGAAACATCTGCTCAAGAAGCAGAGATAAATGTTAATGGTAATGTTACACCTGAATTAAAACAAGCTCTTGATAATTATGAAGCAATGATTGATGATTATATTAGAATGATGAATTCTGAATCAGATGAAGATTTATGGAACTTTTTTGGTTCCACATACAAATACGAAGAAGCTATGGACATAATAGACGAAATTGATGAGGATTCATTATCTCCTGCTGATAGAGCTTATTATGATGAAGTTACTTTAAGAGTATCTTCGAAGTTGATGCAAGCTTCATTAGACTATTAATCTGTAAGTGCCAACCCTTCCATGCATAAAAATAAACCGCTTACTCAAAAAAAGAGTAGGCGGTTTTTGCTATATAAGTCAAAAATTGTCCAGTAAAAAAATATTTCAAAAAATGGTTGACAAAGGATATATAAATGTGATATAATGCTATTAGCTAATAAAAAGCACCCCCACAAGGCATAGACAGTTTGGCGACTGACTACGCCTCTTAATCAAACAGATGGCTTCAACATCTGAATGACTTAGTGAGAATGCTATTTACGTGTTGCGGTGTAATGATTACATTACATTATAGCACTTATAATAGAACTTGTCAAGCCTTTCAGTTACGTTGCGGTGTCTGGGAGGCTTGTCTTTTTGCCTTATGGTAAGGCTATTTATTAGTTTCACTTCACAGAAACTTGAAAACTTAATAAGCAAATGCAACTGAGCCGAGCAATCTTGGTCTAACTGGAAGATGACGGACTAATCGCGCCATGACTACCTGCCACACGGTCAATACATTCTTTGCCTTGACGAGATGTCAACGTAAGAAAAGGTACGAGCGCGGACTACAGTAGATGTAAATAATTACTGGTGACTACTGTGGGAACAAGATCAGCGGTTACGGCGAAATAATTACCCGTAAAGTCGCGGAGTAGGTATAGAAGGAAACGACTATATTGAAACGCTTCGGTGCTCATCACACTAAGACAATATACTATATATCTTTTGAGGTTGCATTTATGCGAAATATTATTGAATATAACAAGTACTCAGAACACTTTCTTGCGCTCTGAGTAGTTGTTATATCATTGAGGGTGGGAGATGGGATTCGAACCCACGGTCTTCGGGACCACAATCCGACGCTTTAACCAGCTAAGCTACACCCACCATATTCAATAAATAAAAACGAAGCTCTCCATTAGATGGAGTCATATAACGGAGAGTTTCGGTGTGGCGCGCCTTGCTGGATTCGAACCAGCGGCTTACTGCTTAGAAGGCAGTTACTCTATCCAGCTGAGTTAAAGGCGCACAGAAAACTTTAGCAGCCATAGCTGCTAATAAATGGAGCGGGTGATGGGAATCGAACCCACGTAACCAGCTTGGAAGGCTGGAATTCTACCATTGAACTACACCCGCACGGCGTTTCAACAGAAAATATTGTATCATAATCAGAGCGGATTGTCAATAGCAGTTTTGAAAAACAGTCACATTGACTAAAATTTTACGGTATACCGCCTTGACGAAAGTCAAAATGCTGATTATGGCTTGCGGGACAGAAAAATTTTAAAAACTTTTGTCACAATTCGGGCTTTTGAAACGTCTAATTATATAGGAGGCAATTTCTCTGAAAAGTTAAGTGACAGATTTGTTATAAAAAAGTCACGTTAATGTCATCTTGACAGTGTATGATATAAGAGAACTATGAAAGAGGGCGCTGAAAACGGTCGCCTGAGGCGGCTGAGGACCTCTATGAGCATCTTTATCAGGGCACTAATATATATATTCCATATAGTAAAGAAAATGTAAAAATCTACTGTGGGATATTGACAACGGTTTGTCAATGATGTATTATATTAAAATGAGGGGAAGTCCTCAAAGCGGCTGATCTTGTTCATAGTACAAAAAAATGCTGCCATATGCACGGAAATGAAGTTCTGATCTGTGTATATAGTGTGGTGTGTTCAGGAGTGGTACTGTGAAAATAATGAAGACCACAGCTTATCTGTGGATAGGAGCTGCAATGGGTATAGCAGGACAGTTCCTCGGGGAGCTTCACGAAAAAGTTCCGCTGTGTGTGAGCGATCTCATCTCGGATATGACCATATGGCCGCTGGTGATACTGCTGATAATACACAGGGACGTTGATGCGAAGACAATGCTCCGTGACCTGTTTCTCACATTTCTCGGGCTGGACGTTGGCTACTACGGATATGCAGCAGTCAAGCATACGATAGAGTATGCAAAGTTCGGCGGAAGCCTTTCTTCTGCGATGTTCTCCGATGTCCCCGACCTTATAGCCTACACGGCTCTCGGTACTGCGGCGGCAGCATGGGGCTGGCTCATGGTAAAGCTTCTCCGCAAGAACAAAGCTGTCCTTTATAATATAATGGTGATCCCTTTCGTAGCGGTACAGCTGCTGTTCATGATGAATGACATCATCTCATGGGAATACCGCCGGTCAATGTTTCTGCTCGGTGCCGTATGCCTTGCGGTCATCATATATCTTTATACAGTAAAGTCTCCGCTGAGAAGGAGAAATGATACAGTTACAAACTGCCCGGTGGCAGCATGATATAGTTAAAATAAAAAAATATGTCTGATCTTCGTCTTTTTGGGGGTTCTCAGGACACTTATCTACAGAGAACGATATGATGGAGGTCAGACAGAAAAACTCAGAACAAAAGACATTTTGTGAGGTTGTATTCAGATGAAAAACAAGACCCGAAACCAGTGCGGAAGGAGGGGCGAGCGGATATTCAGCAATATCTGTGTCATGCCCAGCCTTATAGGAGTGATGATATTCTTCTTCATTCCGTTCTGCATCGTAATTTACTACTCTCTTATTAACAACCCTGTTTTAAAAGAATTTGTAGGTATAGAGAACTATACAAAGCTCTTTCATAACACGGCTTTCACCAAGGCGGCAAAGAACACGGCGTTCTTCTCGCTGGTGTCGGTGCCCCTGTCGGTGGTGCTGGCTCTGGGGCTGGCAATGCTCCTTGAGAGAAAGATACCCGGAAAGAGCATATTCCGAACATTCTTCCTCAGCCCCCTCATGGTGCCTACGGCTTCCGTAGTCCTCGTGTGGCAGGTGCTGTTCCACAATCACGGTACCATAAACCAGATAATCGAGCATTTCGGCGGTCATTCCATTGACTGGCTGAAGTCGCCCTACGGACAGGTGGTCATCATATGTATGTTCCTCTGGAAAAATCTGGGATACAATATGATACTTTTCATGTCGGCGCTGTGCGCGATACCCCGTGACATCATCGAGGTCGCTGACCTTGAGGGCGCAAGCGGCTGGTACAAGTTCGTACATATAAAGCTCAGATACCTTTCGCCGACTATCCTTTTCGTGCTTATCCTCTCCATGATAAACTCCTTCAAGATATTCCGTGAGGTATACCTGCTGACGGGAAATTATCCGCAGGATAAGCTGTATATGCTCCAGCACTTCATGAACAATACCTTCAACAGCCTCGATTATCAGAAGCTGTCGGCGGCTGCGGTGCTGTTTGCACTACTTATGATAGTTATAATGGCTGTCCTCCTCATCGTGGAGAACATCTTCGGAAAGGATGTGGAGTGATATGAAGCCGAAAAAATTTGGAGTAAAGCAGCGCAGGAAAGCGTTCGACATCTTCGTGTTCCTGTTCATACTGGCGGCGGCGGTATTGTTCCTGTTCCCGACGGTGCTCACAATAGCCAATTCGTTTATGACCTCAAGCGAGATATCCGCCAACTACGGCTCTATGTTCTCAAACATGACCGAGGAGAAAAAGACCTTCATCTCACAGAACGTGAACCTGAAGTTCATTCCCGACAAGGTCACATTCGCTCAGTACAAGGCGGTGCTGATACAGAATTCGGACTATCTCATGAAGTTCTGGAATTCGGTGATACTGACAGTTCCAATAACAGTGTTCCAGATGATAGTGGCAATACTCACTTCATACGGCTTTGCGAGATATCCCAACAAATTCAAGAGCATCATCTTCTTTGCATACATCATACTGATGATAATGCCTTATCAGGTAACTCTCGTGCCGAACTTCCTCGTGGCTGAAAAGTTCAATATGCTCGACACAAGACGAGCCATAATCCTTCCCGCCATATTCTCACCGTTCAGCATTTTCCTGCTGACAAAGGTAATGCGCCGAATCCCCATCTCCTATGTGGAGGCTGCAAAGCTTGACGGCGCAGGCGAGCTGAAGATACTTACCAAGATATACGTTCCGCTGTGCAAGGGCGCCATCGCTTCCATCGCAATGCTGGTATTCATTGACTACTGGAATATGGTGGAGCAGCCTCTGGTCCTTATGAAGGACGCAGCTTATCACCCCCTTTCGGTATTCCTCTCCCAGATAAATACGGGAGATATCGGTCTCGCCTTTGCGGTGGGAGTGGTATACATGATACCGACGGTGCTGATGTTCCTCTACGGAGAGGATTACCTCATAGAGGGAATAACCTATTCGGGCGGCATCAAGGGTTGATGAAAAGTTGATAAATGCGGTCTACAATACAATTAACAGAGCTATTCTCTCAGAAGGAGTAAATATAATATGAACGAAACAAAAGAAGTCAAGGATATAGCTGCGGACAGCGGCGATAAAGAGATAAAGTCGCCCGCAAAAAAGCGAGAGCTCATCAAGACTCTCATCATAGTCTTTCTCGCCATCATGCTGGTGCTGACATTCTTCTCAAACACCATCATGAACAGGTCTCTGCCCGAGATATCAACAGAGACAGTCGCTTCGGGAAAGCTTACGGAGCGTATCGAGAAGCGCGGCACCGTTGAAGCAAATCAGGCTTACAACGTCACCGTTGACGGCAACAGAGTCATCGAAAAGATACATATAAAGACAGGTCAGGAGGTAAAGAAGGACGACGTCCTCTTTACGGTAAATACAGTGGATAATGAAAAGCTGGAGACCGAGGAGGCTACACTGGATACTCTCAAGCTTGATTATGAGACAGCACTTCTCAAGGATCCGCTGGATTACTCCTCAGAGAACCAGAAGATAAAGGCTGCCCGCGCAGAGCTCAACGATCTCATTGCAAAGCGCGACGCTGCAAGAGCAAATGACAGCAATGCGGCTTATGCAAAGGACGAGTACAGACGCAACAAGTCAGAGCTTACAAGGCTCGAGGGCATACAGGAAAAGCTCCAGTCAACTATCAAGGCTATTGATGCCGATTCATATATGGATGCAGCTCCCGAGTACAGCGGCAACCTTGCTGCACTGTGCTCAGAGTACATGAATGCCGACGCCGACTACAAGACCGCTTACGAGACATATCAGATGGCTCTCGAGAGCGGCGAGAACATGGAGAGCGCAAAGGCAGAAGCTGACGAAAAGGAAGCCGCAAGGAACTCCGCAAGAGAAAACTACATGAATGAGAAGAACAACATCCGCGGCGACCTTGTTTCACAGCTCGGCGATATCAGCGGTTCTGTGGCAAGCCTTAATGCGGCTGTTGAGAATTACACCGCCGAGTTCGGCGAGGCAGGTACAGATACCTATGAGAGCCTTGCAGCTCAGGTCACCGAGAAGCAGAGCGCTCTTGAAGATCTCATCATAGAGCTGGAAAACACCAAGCGCAAGAACTCCATCGCGGATAAGAAGGAAAACCTCGGCATAGAGTCCAAGAAAAAGGCTCTTGAAAAGCAGCAGGAAAAGGTGGATAAGCTGAAAAAGGAAGCAAAGTCCACTGAGGTAAAATCAAAGTATTCGGGCGTCGTAAGCTCCATAAACGTACAGCCCGATGCCTCCACAACTCCCGAGGAGGTACTGGCTGTCATCGACCTTGCAGATGAGGGCTTTACAGTCAATATAACCGTTGAGAATGAAAACCTCAAGAAGATCAAAAAAGGCATCGAGGCAGAGATAGTCAACAACTGGAACGGCGATATCAAGGCTGTTCTCAAGGAAATAAAGAGCGACAGCTCCGCAGGCGCAAAGAACAAGACACTGGTGTTCAGCGTTACGGGCGACGTTCAGACAGGCGACAGCCTCGACCTTTCCATACCGCTGGGAAGCGGCACATATGATGCCATTGTTCCCAAGAGCGCAGTTTATCCCAGTGATAAGGGATACTACGTCTATACCGTCCGCTCAAAGAGTGCTCCTCTCGGCAACCGCTACTATGCAGAAAAGGTAGAGGTCAATGTGGAGGCTTCCGATACGGTATCAAGTGCTGTATCAGGCGGATTGAACAGAGGCGACTATATCATCACCGCTTCCAGCAAGCCTCTGAAGTCAGGCGATCAGGTCCGCATGAAGGATAAATAAGGTGGTGGACCTTATGAGACCCTTGAAGAAAAAACTTACCATTGCAGCTGCTGTGGCGAATGCCGCCGCTATTATCGGAGCTGTGGTGCTGACAGCGCTGGGAAGCCATGCAGCTAAGACCCAGAGCTATAATTACGCGGCAGACCGATGGAGCAGCGGCGGAAAGACTAAATATTCCCAGATAAGCTGCTTCTTCAGTCCCGATGCGAATTTTGACAAGAACGGCGTCGGAGGCTTGAGGAGTATGCTCCTCTCCGAGCTGAAATCAGCATCTGTCAATCCGACGGAGGGCGTTGATCTGGTCCCCGATGCTTACAGCGCTCCGGCAGGTACGGCAATGGTCAGCGGCGACGCAAGCGGACACTCCGATGCGGAGATAACCGCTGTGGGCGGAGATTACTTCTTCCTGTTCCGTGATTTCAAGCTGGCAAGCGGCTCCTTCTTCTCGGAAAAAGATCTGATGCAGACAGGCGCAGTCATTGACAGTCAGCTGGCATGGGACCTGTATGGCTCCGATGAAGTCACAGGAATGAACATATATATAAACAATGTCAAACTCTTTATCTCAGGAGTTATCGAAACTCCTTCTACCAAGCCCGAGAAGCGCTGCGCAGGCAAAACTCCGAAGGCTTATATATCCTACTATGCTGCGGGGCTCATTTTCGGAGCTTCCGCCGATCAGAGCGGCTTATCCGATACGGCTGTTCCCGAGTTCAGGAAGATAACCTCATATGAGTGTATAGTTCCCGAGCCCGTTGAGAATTTCGCTTACAGCAAGATCAAGAAGCAGCTTGGCGACAGCTATAAAGGAAAGCTCAGCATAGTAAACAACGCAGAGCGGTTTACCCCGAAAAAGAGAGTAAAGGCTCTGAAAAAGCTTGGCGATTCCGTCGTAGCAAAGGACGGCATCATTTATCCCTACTGGGAAAACGCATCAAGAATGGTGGAAGTCAGGCTCTCACTTATCTACGGAGCGCGAAGGGTGCTCCTTATCATACCGCTGATAACGGCACTGTGCCTGATCATAATGGGATACAGACTGTTTATGCGAAAAAAAGAAGGTCTGAAGAAGGCTGCGGCAGACGGCGTCTCGGCGAAATGGAGATCGCTGAAGAACCATATGCCGAAAAAGGCTGAGCAGACCACAGAAAAAGAAAGCTGAGGCAATGACCGAGGCAGCAAAAGAAAGTTCAATAAAAATAAAAATCTGAAAAAGAGGGATTATTATGGAAAAAACATTTCTCAAACGAATCACAGCATTCTCCGCAGCACTCACAGTTATAGCAGGAGCAGCAGTTTCCTGCTCAAAGAAAGACAATGCATCCGAGGGAGGTAAGACAAAGGACGCAGCTCAGCTCATGGCAGGCGCATACAAGACCGAGCAGATCGACTGCGATATCGTTAACCCTACCTCCATCGCAAGGATCAGTGACGATAAGATCGTCATTACAGGATATGATGAGGAAAAGAATGCTCCTACATTATATCTTACCGATAACGGTTTCTCGGAATTCAATGAGGTCAAGATGGAGATCCCCGAGGCAGAGGGCGATGTGGAAGTAAGATATGATAACTGTGTCGCTCCCGACGGAGAGATCATGGTGTTCGCTACATTTACCGATTACGGTGACGGAGAAAAGCCCGATTTTGACTCTCCCGACTTCAATCCCGACGAGTTCGACTTTGAAGAATATTACAGCAATGTATCATATTCATACAAGCTCTATGTTGTTGACATCGACGGAAAGGTAAAGTCTTCTGCCGATATAACAGGTCTTGAGGAATTTCAGGACGACGAGAGCGGAAGCCTCAATATCGGCAGAGCTTCAGCTATAGGCGGCGGAAAGATGATCGCCACTGCATGGGGCGAGATGGAGGATTACAACATCATAATCAACTCCGACGGCAAGGTAGACGGTGAGCTCGATCTCGGAAACAGCAACTACGTCGACAGCTTCACCGCTATCGATGATGATACGATCGCTGTATGCGGCTATTTCGGCGGCAAGGAGTACGTCAAGTACCTCGATGCGGGAACTCTGAAGGAAACAGGCGAGCAGATCGACCTCTCAGAGGCAGGCCTTGAGGGTCAGATGGGAAGCGTGTTCAAGGGAACAGGCGACTATAAGCTCTATATAAACGGCTCATCGGGTCTTTTCGGCATCACTGAGGACGGCAAGTCCACAGAGATCGTCAACTGGCTGGATTCCGACCTCGGAGACGGCGGTATACAGTCACTTTTAATTCTTGATGACGGAGATTTCGTAGTATGCTATAACGACTACAGCGGCGGAGACTACGGCAACAGCGGTGCTACACTTTATAAGCTCACAAAGCGCGATGCTTCCGAAATGGAGAACACAAAGGTCATCACTGTCGGCGTTCTCTATGACGACTGGGCTGTAAAGGAGAAGATATCCGCATACAATAAGAAGAATGACGATATCCGCTTCAAGATGGTGGATTACAGCAAGTACGACAACTACGAGGAAGAGACAGGAAAGACACTGTCATCGGGCGCAGATCAGCTCAAGAAGGATATAGTTTCAGGCAATGCACCCGATATGATCGTTTCATATAACGGCGCTATCATCAGCAGCCTCTACAACAAGGGACTCTTCGTTGACCTTTATGAGTACATGGATAAGGACAGCGACATCAACAAGGACGACATCATGCCAAACGTGCTCAATGCCTGCGAGATCGACGGCAAGCTCCTCTCTATCGCACCTTCATTCAATGTAAGCACAATGATCGCCAAGAAGAAGTTCGTCGACAAGGAAAACTGGTCTCCCGATGACCTGATCGAGGCATATGAAAACCTTCCCGACGGTATGAGACTTACAGCACTCGACTGCAAGGAGCAGATGCTCTCATTCATGATGGGTGTTCTCAATAACTGTATAGATTATCAGAAGGGCACCTGCAACTTTGATACTCCCGAGACAAGAAAGCTTCTTGCTTTCGTAGACCAGTTCCCGTCAAGCGAAGACCTTGTGGACTGGGAGGATCAGAGCGCTATGCAGGAGATGTTCTCCGAGGACAACTTCAAGGAGGACAAGGTACTTGTTCAGGAGCTGTACATCTCAGACTTCCGCGAGTACACAAGAGAGATCAAGGGCAGATACAAGGGCGATGACATCGTATTCGTCGGCAATCCCACAACAGACGGCAGAGGCGCTGTTCTTACACTTGACAAGCACTTTGCTATCCTTTCCAACGCAGAGGACAAGGAAGTATGCTGGAACTTCATCAAGGAATTCCTGTTACCTGCTGAGGACGGCGAGGAGAGTATGTACAGCTACGGCTTCCCCTCACTGAAGTCGGAATTTAACAAGCTTGCTGACGAGAGCATGGAAAAGCCCAAGTACAAGGACGAGAACGGCAAGGAAGTAGAAGAAGACCTCACATACTATACATCTTCCAAGGAGATCAAGGTCGATCCTCTTACAAAGGAAGAGAGAGACTTCATCGTTGATTACATCGAGAGCGCTGACAACGTATCAGCTGACTTTGATCCCGAGGTAGAGTCCATCTTAGAGGAAGAGATAATGGCATACATTGGCGGTGAAAAGACTGCCGATGAGGTCATCGACCTTATCCAGAGCAGAGTTTCAATACTCGTAAGCGAGCAGAGCTGATAACAGCACTGTATAATAATTCATGTTATTCACATATTTTCGTATATAAATACAACCTCCTTATTTTTGGCGCTGCCGCCCGAACAACGGCAGCGCTCTTTCCTTTATACAGACTTTTGCAATAGATTATACATATGAGGCTATAAAAAAATCAAATAATTTTTTGTCTATCTATTGACAAATATGGACAAAGGTGGTATACTTTATGTATTATAATACCTTTAGGGAGGATTTTATCATGGATAATAATTACAACAACGACAACAATCAGCAGAATATGTCTACTGATCCTTACGCACAGGGCGGCGGCTATGTTCAGGACCCTTACAACAACATGAATGGTGCTCCTAAGCCGAACGGAATGGCGATCGCTTCTCTCGTGCTCGGCATTCTTTCATTAGTGCTCTGCTGCTTCAGCCTTATCGCTATCATTCTTGGCGTTATCGGTCTGGTTCTCGGTCTCAAGGCTAAGAAGGACAATCCTTCGGGTCTGGCTACCGCAGGCGTTGTACTGAGCATTATCGGTGTTGCTCTTGCAGCAGGTCTCTGGATATTCAGCGTTGTTGCAGGCGAATCACTCAAGGACTGGGCAGAGAGCCTTCAGGACGGCGCTCTTTTCATCAAGTAAGATATGTCTAAACGACTGAGAATAATAATAGGTGCGGCGGCGCCTCTGGCGGTCGCTGTCCTGTTCGCTCTCAGGAATTACATAATAGGATTCGAGAAGCACTTTCCCGAATGTTATGTGCATAGAACGACGGGATTATGGTGTACCGGCTGCGGAAATACAAGGAGCGTCAATGATCTGCTCCACCTGCATTTCATCACAGCCTTTCGCGATAACCCTGCAATGCCTATCATAGCAATACTGCTGTTGATGCTTTATCTGGAAACAGTTATCGGCATAAGCGGCAGAGAGGTAAAGCTGCTTCCTCGTAAGGGACTTTTCTGGGGCATTTTTATTGGTGCCTTCATGGTCTTTTATGTGCTGAGGAATATATTTCCCGTGTTGGGTCCTGTATCTTAAAGATGACACAAACAAGCTCCCGTATTTATGCGGGAGCTTGTTTTTATATATTGACAAATTCCGGCAAAGATGGTATACTTTATTTATTAAACAGTACCTTTAGGAGGGTATTTTAAATGGATAATAATTACAACAACGGACAGCAGAAAGGTAATCAGAACCAGCCTGAGCCCACAGAGGAGATCACGGGATATATAGACGGTCCCGATCCGAATGCTCCTCAGGGCGGCTACCCAAATAACAATGCTCCTTACGGACAGCAGCAGGGCGGCTCAACTATCAACAACGCAGCTTACGGACAGCAGCAGGGCAGCTATCAGAACGGCAGCGCTCCCTATGGACAGCAGCAGGGCTATCAGAACGGACCTAATCCCAATTACTACGGACCTCAGAATCCATATCAGCAGCAGGGCTATCAGAAAGGTCCCGCTCCCAATTACTATGGTCCTCAGAATCCGTATCAGCAGAATATTCAGAACCCCTATCAGGCACCTCCCGAGGGCAGCGTGGGAATGGCTGTTGCTTCAATGGTGCTGGGTATAGTAGGCTTCCTCATTTCATGCTGCTTTTACCCTGCTACAATAGTAATGGCTGTGGTCGGTCTTATTCTCGGCGCAGTTGCTGTCAAGAAGGGACCTGCAGGCAAGGGAATGGCTGTTACCGGTATCGTACTTTCCATTATATCACTGGCTTTCGCTGTACTGGTCATCATACTTGCAGCATCGGCAGGTACAACCTCGTTATGGGAAGCTATTGAGGATATGGCTCTGTTTATAAAGTAAGCAGAAAATCCGTATCGTATTGCAAATACATAGTAAATGCCCCTGAGTGTTCAATGATATAATCCCCTTAAAGTAGACACACGAAAAAACAAAAGCGTGTGAAAGCTGTAAGGGGGTTATTTTATGTCAAGAGGAAGTAAGCTAACAGATG